TTCTTCGGGCCCAACAACGCCACCGACGTCTGGACGGTCAAGAAGGTCAACCCGCAGAACATGGTTCACCTGACGGAGAAGCCCGTCGAACTGGCCGTCCGCGCCATCGAGTACAGCTCGGAGCCCCGCGAGAACGTACTGGACCTGTTCGGCGGAAGCGGCTCGACGCTGATCGCGGCCGAGCAGACCGGGCGTCGGGCCTTTCTGATGGAGCTTGACTGCCTCTACTGCGACGTGATCGTCAAGCGGTGGGAGGGATTCACCGGAAGGAAGGCGGAATGTCTGCGCAAGAGCGAGAGCAACTGAGCCCGACGGCCCTGACGATCGACCAGGCCGCCCGGATGCTGGGCGTGCCGGCCGGGACGATCCGGGCCCACGTGGACGCCGGGTTGCCCACCAACGCTGACGGGACGGTGAACCTGGTGGCCTATGCCGCCTGGCTGATTCAGCGGAGCCACGCGGAGTGAGCTGACAACCCGAGAAGACAAGTTGGGCGTGGAGTGCTGCAACACCCCACGCCCGGCGTAGCCGCCAACACGGAGCGACTGCGGATGATGCGTATCGACCATGGCGAAGAACCTCTTGAGCATGCGCCCGACGGATTTGATCCGTCTGGTCAATTCCACGCCGGCCGGGAAGGTCCTCGATCACGGGCTGCTCTACCAGCACATGAACGCCGCCGGCTACCGGATCGGCGACGGCCGGTCCGTCAACCTGGTCAAGTACGTGCGGTGGCTGATCGACGGGGAGACGATGGCTGAGAGACCCGAGAAGGACCAGGACCCCGCCGCCGCGGGGTATTCACGCCACCGGGACGCCGCGGGGCGACGGCAAGCGGCGCAGTCCGCGAAGGGCCGCGACATCGGCTCGATCCCGCCGCCGGCGGACCCGAAGCGACGGGCCGGCGGCGAGCGGGATCTTCGGTGGTTCTGCGAGAAGTACTTCCCCGAGCGGTTCTGCCTGGCCTGGTCGGACGATCAGTTGCGCGTGATCGCGGAGATTCAGCGATGCGTGCTCGCCGGCGGACTGCTGGCGATGGCCATGCCGCGCGGCTCGGGCAAGACCTCGGTGGTGGAGATCGCGATCGTCTGGGCGGCGGTCTACGGCCATCGCCGGATGGTGGCCGGCCTGGGCGCCACGCGGGGCAAGGGCCTGGAAATCCTCGACTCGATCAAGACGGAATTGGAGTGCAACGATCGATTGAACGACGATTTCCCGGCCGTCTGCCTGCCGATCCGTGCCTTGGAGGGCATCACCAACCGCTGCGCCGGCCAAACATGCTGCGGGGAGCGGACGCGAATCTCCTTCACGGTCGACAAGGTCATCCTGCCGACGATCGCCGGCAGCGCCGCGTCCGGGACGATCATCAAGGTCGGCGGGCTGACCGGCGGCGACGTCCGCGGCATCAAGCACACGCGCGAGGACGGCCAGGTGGTTCGGCCCGAGTTCGTGATCATCGACGACCCGCAAACCGACAAGACGGCGGCTTCCCCGACGCAGAACCGCACGCGCGAAAAGCTGCTGGCCGGCGCCGTGCTCGGCATGGCCGGCCCGGGCAATCGGGTCGCGGCGGTGATGCCGTGCACGGTCATCGAGCCGGGCGACATGGCCGACAACATCCTCGACCGCGACAAACACCCCGAGTGGAACGGGGTGCGAACGAAGATGGTCTACGCCTGGCCGGCCAACGAGAAGCTGTGGGCCGAATACGCCCGCCTTCGCGGCGAGGGGCTTCGGGCCGGCGACGACGGCCGGGCCGCCACGGAGTTCTACCGGACCAACCGCGCCGCGATGGACAGCGGCGCCAAGGTGGCGTGGGCGGCGCGGTTCAACCCCGACGAGCTGTCGGCGCTGCAGCACGCGATGAATCTGCGCCTCCGCGACGAGGCGGTCTTCTTCGCCGAATACCAGAACGAGCCGCAGATCGCCGTCGACGACGACCCGCTGCCGACGGCCGACGAGATCGCCGCCAAGCTCAACAACCTGACGCGCGGTGCGATCCCGATCGCGTGCAACCACGTGACGGCGTTCTGCGACGTCCATGACAAGCTGATCTGGTGGGCCGCCGTCGCCTGGGCCGACGACTTCACCGGCTACGTCATCGACTACGGGGCGTGGCCCGACCAACGCAAGAGCGACTTCACCATGCGAACCGCGTCGCGCACGCTGGGAAGGGTCACCCAGGGCGCCGGCCGCGAGGGCGCCATCTTCGCCGGCCTGCAGGCGATTACCGACAAGCTCCTGGCCCGCCGGTGGCGCCGCGACGACGGCACGGCCATGCAGATCGGCGCCCTGCTGATCGACAAGGGCTGGGAGACCGACGTGGTCCACCAGTTCGTCCGCCAGAGCCCGTCGGCGGTGGTCTGGCCGGCCCGGGGCCTGCCGCTGACCGCCGCCTCGACCCCCTGGGACGAACGCAAGGCGAAGACCGGCGAACGCCAGGGCCACCATTGGCGGATCGCCCCGATCCGCGGCAAGGCCAAGGGCCGCCACATCCTCTCGGACGTCAACTACTGGAAGAGCTTCCTGCACGCCCGCTTCGCCGTGGCCATGGGCGACCCGGGCTGTCTGAGCCTCTTCGGCGCGTCGCCCGGGGCGCACCGGATGCTCGCGGCCCACCTGACGGCCGAGTACCGCGTCCGCACCGAGGGACGCGGCCGGATGGTCGACGAGTGGAAGGAAACGCCGGCCCGCCCGGACAACCATCTGCTGGACTGCCTGGTCGGCTGCGCCGTCGGCGCGTCGATGCTGGGCTGTGTGTTGCCGGGGACGCAGGCGGTGCAGACCAGGAACCGAAAGCGCGTCAGCCTGGCCGACGTTCAAAGGAACAAGCAATGAGCACGGAAGCGAAGAAGTATGACTGGGGCATTCGATGCCGCAAGTGCGGCTGTCGCCATCACGCCACCGCGTACACCCGGCCTCGGGCCGGCGGGAAGATCGCACGCCGCCGCGTCTGCCGCCACTGCGGCTACGGGTTCACGACGTATGAAGTGCTGCCGGGAAGTGTTGTGGAGAACTCCGAGGGCGGCCCGTTTTGAGTTGGTCCGCCGCGATGGTTACACATGCGTAACAATATGCCGGTTTCCGACCCGCCCCCGGCTTTCTTGCTTGATTCGCTTTGTCCGAACCGCCAATACTCAATCGTGTAAGCCGACCATCGCCGGAACGGCATGGGAGCAAGCGATGTGACGTAGACGAGACAACCGAGACGAGCAGCGTCGCCGGCTGATCCCCGGGGGCGAAGCCATGGAGCCAAGGCCGTGCGGGGCCGCATCTTCGCACGGCCTTTATCCATGCCTGCTCGTTTCGGCCGCCCGCCTCGGCGGCGGGCACATTGCGGGATAGAGTAGTGGTCGCTCATCGGGTTCATGTCCCGACCAGGCCGGTTCGATTCCGGCTCCCGCGAATATGGCAGACGAGGACCTCAAAGAGACGATCGAAGACGCCGCCGCCGGCCCGGCCAAGGCCTCGGTCGATGGCCGCAGCGCCGAGCAGCACAAGCTGACCGACCTGATCGAGGCGGACCGCCACTTGGCCCGCCGCAACGCCGCCGCCAATCCGCTGGCGAAGCTCATCCCCTTCAAGATCAAACCCCCGGGGAGCGCATGACTGCATCCGCGACAGCATCGAAGGGGCGACCGACACGGCGTGTTGCCACGCTGCGGTCGAAGTACGACGTCGCGCAGACCACGAACAACAACACGCGGCACTGGGCCCTGGCGGATTCCCTCTCGGCCAACGCCGCCAACTCGCCGGAAATCCGGGCCATCCTTCGCAACCGGGCCCGCTACGAGGTCGCCAACAACTCCTGGGCCAAGGGGATGGTGCTCAAGCTGGCCAAGTCGGTCATCGGCAAGGGCCCGCGGCTGCAGATGAACACGGCCAACAAGGATCTGAACCGCCGGGCCGAGGCGATGTGGATGCGCTGGGCCCGCACGATTCGTCTGGCCAAGAAGCTCCGCACGATGCGGAAGGCCCGCGTCTCCGACGGCGAAGCGTTCGCCCTGCTCGGCTTCAACCCCAAACTCCCGCTGTGGACGAACCTGGACCTCCGCGTGATCGAGGCCGACCAGGTCGCCAGCCCGGATCGCACCTGGGCCGTCCGGCCGACCGACAACGAGATCGTCGACGGCATCGAGTTCGACGCCTGGGGCAACCCGGTCGCCTACTACCTGCTGCCGCATCATCCCGGCAGCGATTCCCTCGCGTTCAGCACGGACGCCCGCCGCGTACCCGCCCGTCAGGTCATCCACTGGCAGCGAGAGGATCGGGCGGGGCTGCACCGGGCCGTGCCCGAAATCATGCCGGCGCTGCAGTTGTTCGCCGACCTGCGCCGTTATTCGCTGGCGGTCATCGAAGCGGCCGAAACCGCCGCGAATCTCGCGGTCCTGTTGCACACCGACCTGCTGCCCGAGGGCGACGGCGCCGCCGAGGTTCCCGAGGCGTCGGAGTTCGGCACGTTCGAGCTGGAACGCAACATGGGCATGGTCGTGCCCGACGGCTGGAAGCCTACGCAGATGAAGGCCGAGCAGCCGACCACCGTCCACGACGCCTTTGTCCGCTGCAAGGTCAACGAGATCGCCCGCTGTTTGGAGATGCCGCTGAACATCGCCTCGGGCAACTCCGGCGGCTACAACTTCGCCTCCGGCCGGCTCGACGGCCAGGGGTTCGACGAGTTCATCGACGTCGAACGCGACGACTGCGAGATCGAGATTGTCGATCGATCCTACGAGGCGTGGCTGCGCCAGCTTACCGCCCATGCCGACTTCGCCGAATGGCGCGGCCACGAAGACGAACTTCCCCATCAGTTCTTCTGGCCCGGCAAGGAGGCGGTCGACCCCGCCAAGGAAGCCGGGGCCCAGGCGACGAAGCTGAAATCCGGCTCGACCAACCTGGCCCGCGAGTACGCCAAGGCGGGCCTCGACTGGGAGCCCCAGCAGGAACAGTCCGTTCGCGAACGGCTCAACAAGGCCCGGCTGGCCAAGGAGATGGCGGGCGAATACGGGCTGTCCGAGGACGAAGCCCGCGCCGCCGTGGCCGACGGCACGGTGAACCTGACGATCGGCGGCGACGCCGACGACGAGGAGAAGGACGAATGAAGATCCGCAATCCATTCCGTCGCAACCACCTTTCGATGCTGATCGATGCGACCAAGGCGCCGGCCGATCGCATGATGCTGCTGGCCGCCCCGGTGGACATCGCCGCCGCCGTCGCCGGCGAAGACGGCAAGACCGATCCGACCAAGCCCCGCCCCTTCTCGATGGTCGCCTACACCGGCGGCCTGATGCGGCTGGCCGGCTGGTACAGCCCGGTCGTCGTCGATCTGAAGGGGCTGAAGTGCAAGGCCCCGATGACGATGCTCGGCAACCACCAGAACGACCCCGACTGGGTCGCCGGCCAGGCGGATCGCATCGAGGTCGTCGATCACAGCCTGAACATCTCCGGCGAGGTCTTCCCCCGGGACACCACGCCGCTGACCCAGAAGATCGCCAGGCTGACCGCCGCGGGCATGCAGTGGCAGGCGTCGATCGGCGCCGAGGCCGTCCGCATGGAGTTCGTCCCGGCGGGCAAGACCGCCGACGCCAACGGCCAGACGTTCAATGGCCCCCTGATGATCGCTCGCGCATCGGTCCTGCGCGAAACTTCCTTTGTAGTACTCGGCGCCGACGGCGAAACGTCGGCCAACGTCGCGGCGTCCAATACGCCCAACTCTCAAGGAGACGACATTATGAACCCGAAATTCGTCACATGGCTGACCGCGAACGGTTTCGAGCCCGACGTGATCGCCGCCAACGATGGCCAGCGGCAGTTCCTCGAAGCGGCCT